TTTCCGTCTTACGTGCTGAAGGCAACGGCTGAAGTCGGGAGTATGGCAGCCAGCGCTGCAAACCCGGAACGGATAACTGCAACGTGTCGCCGCAGTATTCTGGAAGCAGCCAATACTGGCATTCGCTGCATGATGCTGGCCGCGCTGGCCGTGCAGACCCGCGTTCACTCTAACCCCACCTTAGCCTCAACCGTTGACGTTATTAGCGGGCTGGGTGCTTCGATTGGCATTAGCTGAGGGCGCACGATGATTTCATTTGCAGCACATCTCAAACGCCAGAGTCCGTCAATGTCCTACGGCAACGGCTGGATCATGGGCGAGAACGGCAGGCCGTGGCATCCATGTAAAAGCCAGCGGGAACTGCTGAAAAGCATCACAACAAAGCGCGCTGGATATTCTCAACGCCTGCGCCGTATTTTCGGTGGCTAATATGAAAGTTTTATGGGAAGTACCAAAGCAACACGCGCCCGCCAGTTTTTCCAAAATTCATTTGCTGGGCGCTCGCGTTGATAAAATTCAGCCAATGACGTTTGATGAATTTCGCAAAAAATGGCGTCAAATGCGTGACAATAACGCTAACGCCGCATTGCGTTATTTTAATCATCAGAATGACGAGTTTAAATTCTGCGTACTTACGCTGGCAAACCGTGAAAGCCCCAAAAGTTTTAAACCAGAGGAAATAGGAAAGCCATTCCAGTATTTCGAAGAGCATCGCAGGAGGCTGATTATTATTGCCATGAATAAGATGGCACGATGGGGCAGCATTTTACCTCGTCAGTTTTCAACCGCAGACTGTTTTTTACCTGAATAAATAAACACCAAAAATTAAAGGCGTAAACCCGCCGGGCATTATTTTGCCTTAAATAAGGAAAGTATATGAAACTGACTACCCCTAAAGAATTTTATGAATTACCACTTGATGTAATGCTTCGTGATGTGCGTTTGGATGAACGCCGCAGCCGAGCAGAATTAATGGCTTCAAGATTGAATGTTCTCGCATGGAAAATTAGTAGCGGTGAGTTGAATCACGTTGAGGCTGCTGAGCTATTACGCCAGGAATCCGAAAAGTTAGAGCGTCAAGCGCAGGAGCTGCACTAATGGCCGACTCAATGGACATGGCGCAGGCGCGCGCCGACGAGCTGCTGGCGCGCAACATCTCCAGCGTGGTTAACCGCCCGGTCAGTGTAGCAACTTCATTCTGTGAAGACTGCGACGCGCCAATCCCGGAGAAGCGTCGCCGGGCCATTCATGGCGTGACTCGCTGCGTTGAATGTCAGGAACTGAAGGAAAATTCCAATGCTTTCAATTAATGAAACTCACGAAATTTCCGTCGCTAAAAACGGGGATTATGTTTTAAGCCGGATGGTTTGGCGAATGGCAGAGGGAAAGCGTGTAAGGGTTTCCGAAGTAGTCGCTATTTATAAATCCGAAGTCCTGCTAACTCGCGATCTTATTAGTGATTGCATAGGCATTGCTGAACAGCAAAAAGAAATAAGCGAGTTAGGTCAAATGTCGGGCACATATAGCCGGTTGATAATTGGCTGTAAGGAGATTTTTTCGGTTCTTTCTCCACTGCGTGAGCAAAGAATTGCCGAATATAAAAATCGTATGCGTCATGAAGAAAAGCGCGCAAAGGTATTAAATGGCGGTGCTTCATGAGCACAATTCTGAAGTGGGCGGGCAACAAGTCCCGCGTAATGCCGGAGCTGCTGACGCACCTGCCTGAAGGTGATCGCCTGGTCGAGCCTTTTGCCGGTTCATGCGCGGTAATGATGAATACCGATTACCGGGCCTATCTGGTTGCGGATATAAACCCTGACCTCATCAACCTCTATCGCCAGATAAAAGAGCACACCCGCCCGTTTATAATTGTGGCGGCTAGCCTCTTTAATCAGAACACGACCGGCGAAAGTTATTACGCTGTGCGTGAAGCATTTAATCATGATCCGTCGCTGCCTTTACTGGAGCGCGCCGCTTATTTCCTGTACCTGAACCGCAACGGCTATCGCGGTCTTTGCCGCTACAACAAGCGCGGCGAATTTAATATCCCGTTTGGTAACTACACGGAGCCATATTTCCCGCTGACTGAGATTGAGACATTTGCAGAGAAAGCGCAGCGCGCGACATTCATCTGCGCCGACTTCCGCGAGACGCTGCGCCTGACTAAAGCTGGCGATGTTGTGTACTGCGATCCGCCTTATGACGGTACGTTCGCAGAATATCACTCGGCTGGTTTCAATAAGGATGAGCATCATGATCTGGTCAGCATGTTGCTCGACGTCTCGGAGCGTTGCCCGGTTGTGGTTTCAAACAGCGACACCCTCTACACCCGTAGCATTCTTCGCGATTTTGATTTCACCAGCATCAGCGTAGCTCGCTCGGTTGGCGTTGCAGCAGGTAAAAGCAAACGCGCATCGGAAATCATCGCCGTGCGCCATCCTCCAGTCGCGCCATCAATCGTCGGATTTGATCCGGCAGCAGGCGCTGACTGGTCTGCAGAAATACGGGCCTCTCGATGATTCAGGAATATGCTTACCCGTGGAATGCTCCACGGGAAGCCATTGCCAGCCCTTACCCAACCTATGAGGAAATTCACAGCCGCAGTCAGATGATTGCGGCTTTAGCGCGTGCGCAGGAACTACTCGAAAAGCAGCCGACACTGATTCAGATCGATGTAAAGCGCCGGGTCAGTGAGCTGGAAAAAACACAGGGTATTGACCGTGCCAATGCGTACTTAACGAAAACTTTCGTTGAGCGCACATTGCCACGCGTTGAAACCGTTAACGCTCAATATCGCCTCGGTGAAATGAGCGGCGGCGCATTTAATCTGCTGGCAGGTAATGCCACTAAACAGGCTGGCGCGGCCAGCGCGGGCGGCACACTTTGGGAGCTGATGCGCCGTTTTAACCGCCTGCCCGATATGGCCCGCGCCGACGTCGATTTGCTGGCCGGAGATGTGGCTAATTTCATTCTCGCCGAGCTTGTACAGGCGCACGCACAGGCCAGCGACGAGTCAGATTACAAATACACGCATCGTGTCTATATGACCGCCGCCACCATCACCCGCGAGCTGAGCCAGACGCCACCATTGTGGGATAAAGTCACGTCCCGGTTGTTTGACCCGGAGGAAGTTACCCCGGCGATCATGCGTATGCAGACGGAAAAATGGTGGAAAGGCCGACTGCGCCGCGTGGCCGCATCATGGCGTGAACACCTTCAGATCGCCCTGGCTAATGTCAGCAAAAAGCATACCCCATACGCCAGCAGCATGGCCGTTTCAGAGTGGCGCGAGCAGAAGCGCCGCACCCGTGAGTTTTTAAAGGGAATGGAGCTGGAAGACGCAGAAGGCAACCGCATCAGCCTTATCGATAAGTTTGACGGCAGCGTAGCTAATCCGGCTATCCGCCGCTGTGAGCTGATGAACCGCATTCGTGGTTTTGAGGATATCTGCAATGAAATGGGGTTCGTGGGTGAGTTTTATACGATCACTGCGCCATCCAGATATCACGCCACTATTAAAACGGGGCACCGCAATCGTAAATGGAATGGAGCCAGTCCGGCTGATACGCAGCGTTATCTTTGCAATGTCTGGCAGAAAATCCGCGCCAAACTTCACCGTGACGATATCCGCATCTTCGGGATCCGCGTCGCTGAGCCGCACCATGACGCGACTCCGCACTGGCACATGCTGATGTTTATGCGCCCGGAGGAGGTTGAGCAGGTGCGCAAGGTTATACGCGATTATGCGTATCAGGAAGATAGTAGCGAGCTGACGACAGACAAGGCCCGCAAGGCCCGTTTTCATGCCGAAGCCATTGATCCAGATAAGGGCAGCGCCACGGGTTACATCGCTAAATATATTTCAAAGAACATCGACGGCTATGCGCTCGATAATGAGCTGGATGATGAAAGTGGAAAAGAGGTCAAAGAAACAGCCCCTGCAGTGTCTGCATGGGCTGCGCGATGGCATATCCGGCAATTCCAGTTTGTTGGCGGCGCGCCGGTAACGGTTTACCGCGAGCTGCGCAAGATGGCTGATAGCGAAACCGCGCACGGCCTTAGCGTCGAGTTTGCGGCAGCGCATGACGCAGCCGATGCAGGAGACTGGGCTGGGTATGTTAACGCGCAGGGCGGCCCGTTTGTGCGTCGCGATGATTTGGCTGTGCGCGCCTGGTATCAGACAAGCGAAGACGTGAATGAATACGGTGAGGAAACCGTACGTATTAAAGGCGTTTACGCAACAGAAGTTGGTGACGATACGCCGATCTTAACTCGCCTGACAGAGTGGAAAATTGTTCCGAAACGTGCCGTTGATTTGGGTTTTGAATTTAAGGACGCGTCCGCGTCCTCTCGGAGTTCTGTCAATAACTGTACGGGGAGTTTGAGATCTGAGGATTCAAACCCGCCGGAAAGTTTCGAAAAAATCGACCTGGACGGCATGAGCAGGAGGGAGCGGCGTCAGCTTTTAAGCCGGATAAGGGCGCAGAAGCCAGAAAAGCGGCATCTTAAGCTGAGGCGGTCTGACAAAATCGAAGCTGCGTGCGACAACGTAATAGCCCAGGTAAGAGATTTAAGCGGTGAAACCATCAGCCGCGGGATAGCTGTGCGCCTGATTGGCGGTACGCAGACTAAAATCGCTGGTCAAATGTTCCGCAGCTTACCTAATGGAGAACTGGCCCGCCCAATACTGGAGCCGAAGCAGTCTTTCGCATTAGAACGATTTAACCGATTAGCAGAAAAGCACCGTAAAAATAAAGAAAAATAATGTGCTGCAGTTGGAAATTCCTAAGCAATTATTAATCAGCTGATTATTGTTATGCCAAGCCCCGATTTGACGGCATGTGTAGATAAAAATGTTCCTTATCAGCGAGATAAAAAATTAATCTGGCTAGGACATTTTTCTTTATCAACCTGTAAATGCTATGCTACTGTATAAATAGACAGTGTTTTAGTGGGGAGGGCACATGGATAACGGTTTAAAAGAGCGAGTGATGCTTGAGCGGGTAGAATTGATTGCGCGGCTTACTTCTGAAGGGATCTGCAGGGAGCAGGATAGAGTTATCGCTTTGAGTCTTATCGCTGAATTGGCGCGTAATACCTCAATGGCTAATCAACAGTTTTCGGTCGTTTTTTCGGCTGTGCCGATTGATAAATAAAATCGAGATTTGAAATTATGCGTATTGAAATCATGCTCGATAAGAATCAGAAAATCAGTCAGTCGGTGGTAGATGCTTTCCGGGAAGAAGTGCATAAACGTGTAACTGCGCTGTTTCCTGATGCAGTGGTACAGGTGCGGCAGGGTAGTTACACCAAAATTGAAATGCCAGGTGTGAAAGTCGATGAAGACCGGCGCAGGCTAAATGATTTACTTCAGAA